CCATTTCTTGATGGATTTGTTTTGGAACAGGTGGCGGGCCAGGATGGTTAGATCGGCGCCCGTGTAGCCGTCCGAAGTCAAATCATAGGTAAAGTCACGGATGACGCCGCCCAGGCGTTGCGCGAACAAGACCGTGTTGCCAACAACGATCGGCTGCACTGGCGCCGCGCCGCGATAGCCCTGGTTCTTGATATCGATCGCGTTAGGCCCGATGCCGTCCGATTGACTGCCGCCCGTCACAACCCATTCAGCGCCCGAGGTAAGGAGCATTAGGCCACGAAGGGCAATCATCGAGCGGACAGCGTTCACTTGCCGCGCCCGAATGCGGAACGTCACCGCGTCGCTTGCCTTTGCCGGCGACGAATAGCCGAAATTCTCATAATTCGCTGATTGGCTCATCCAGACCGCTTGCGGATCGTTCAGCGAGTTGCCGAACGCAAGACGCTGTTCAATGAAGGTCGAGACAGACGGATAATTGCCGGCGCCTACAAACGGATTGCGGGCCGATTGCGGCGTGTCCGACAGGTCTGCCGTGATATTGTCATCTTGCAACGACAGGCCCGCCGTGCCGCCGATATAGCCATAAACGCCGTTATCGTACTTGTAGACGATATAACGGCCGGCGCCGGCCGCCGCGTTCCAATTCACCTGATTGATACCGCCGACAATCGACAAGTCGTTGACGCATGAGACGGCCGCCACCACGTAATAGTATGTTTTCGCGACGTAGCCGGTTTTGCCGGCCGTGCTGCCGGGCACCGTCGCGCTAGTCGCCACGGGCGCAACCTGCTTGGGCGTAAACGTGACCGTGGTCAGCGTCCAATTGTTGTCAGCAAGGCGGCCAATCTTCATCGGCGGGTGGGCGTTGTGCGTTACATACATCACGTCCGCTTCCTGGGAGAATACCAGCGAAGACAGTTCGGCCGCCGTGTAAGGCGTCACGACCTCATACGGAGCCGTGCCGGCAGCGTTCAGGACAAGGCGACCGTTCTTGAAAACGCGGAAGTACAGCGGGCCAAATTCGAGGATATACGATTGAACCTCGTTGAACTGGAACGGGATAATGCCGGCCAAGTTGGCGCTGTTCTTCACTTCATAGACGAATTCAAAGCCGGCCCGGTTCGACGCGCCGCCGTGGGCATGAATGATAAGGTTCAGCGCCGTTTGCAGGCCCGAGCCATATTTCGAGATATCGACGCGGCCCCACAGCGACGGCGCCAGTTCCCCGGCAATGAACGAGGGTTGATAAGCGCGAAGCTCAGCCATTAGTAGCGCCCCCGCAGATACGACGGCAGCGGATCGTCATCGCGCGCCGCGAGGTACGAGGATACGAAATCGGAGCCTTGCCGCTCCTGGGCCGCGTCCTGTTCGGCCGCCTCTCCCTGGGTCGATCGCGCTAGTTGGTAGGCGTCGGCCCTTATTTTCGGGTCGCGCGTAAGAGGCATGGCGAGGCGAACGGCCAAGTGCCAGGCCAAAGCATCAACGAACAGCGTGGAAAACTTCGTCGGGTCGGTCAGCCGGAAGGTATAGCGCAGCAAGGCCGGCGACAGATCACAATAGATCGTTTCACCTTCCAGGGCGTAAGGGTGGTTCAGCTCCTGGCGCTCATCGTCCGTAAGGCGCAGTTCGCCAGGAGCCGGCGCCGTGTAGTTCGGACGCACCCAACGGACCTTGCGACAGTCAGTCGGCTTTGAGTAAGCGAACCGCCACGCGCCCGGCTTGTCGTTGGTGATGGCGGCCATTGCGGCCGTCTTACCGGCGAAGCTCCAAGGGTAAGCTTCAAGGAGCGTATCGCGGGTATGTTCGTAAAACTGATTGCAAGCCCGAGCTTCTGCACTCGGGTCAGTCAACGCGGTGATATTGACCTTGCCGATATTCGACAGGGCAAGGTTACAGATGGAGACGACAGACGCCATAGGGCCAACCTTTCGAGTTGGCCCACGGTTATTTGCGGATGGTTGTCGACGCGAACTGGCGTCAGAGGCCGGGGTTGGAAGCCAACGCCGTCGCCAGGGCGGCCGCGCGGGCGCTGGTCGGGTGAGTACCGTCGAGCACAGGCGGGAACGGGCCGCCCCAAACGTCGCTATCGCGGGCGCTCATGGCCGCGTCGGCCGTTTCAATGACGAAATCGATATTCGCCACCCCTGCCCGAATGGCCGTGTTCAACGGATTGAGCGAAGCCATATTGCCGTCAGTCTGCGGCGATTGGCCGGCCACGTCCGCCCAGGAGTTAGAACTTGTCGTGCGCGGCGTGATGGTGGTTTGGAACCGGCGAACGCCTGGGCCAATGACATTCATATAAAGCGTCTGTTGATCGGCCAGGATTTGCGCCAACGTTCGCCCAATGCGAAGGTCGTTCACACCGTGCTCAAAGATCACGTCGCTGTATTTCAGGACAGATACCAGGGCCGCCACCTTGGCATAGCTAATCGACAGCTCATAGGCCGATTGGCCGGGCATGGCGAGCTTGAAATAGGTATGGCCCAGGTTGTCGAGCATTCGCGCGACCCATCCCGAGGAGCCTTTCGCGCCCACGTTGGTAACATCGCCTTGCCCGAACGCGATACTATCGCCGAAGACGATAAACGAGCGCGCGGCAGCGGAATTGATCGAGCCAATAAGTGCGGCGGCGCCGAAGGTGTTAGTCGTTGACGTGGCGCCGATCGCCGCGCCGTTGCCCTGGTCCGTCGTCACGTTGCCATCAGGAAGGCCGAGCACGGAACATCCGGCCGGCATGACTTGAACCGGGAAGTTGGTAACGGACGCGTTGAGGTTCACGGTTCGCTCAAAGAATTGAGCGCCGGCCGGGATCACAAGCGGCTGACCAGTGACGGACGAAACAACAACATCGGATTTGGTCGGACCAGAGTTTGAGGCAATGGCGATCGAGGCCGCGCCGGCCCAGGTGACTTGATGGAACGTGCCGGCCGGATACTCGATATACCGCTTGATGGTGCAAGCGTCGGCCGCCGTCGGGCCGCCCTGGGCCATATACCAACCCACGTCAACGCACTGGATACCGGAGATATCGCCGGCCGGGTGGGCATAGTGAGAGCGCCGCGAGGTAAAATTCGCAGCGATCGTCGCAACGCTGGTAGGGATTTGAAGCCGGTTCGCGACGAGGCCCAAAGTCGTGGAGACGAGGCCCGCAATACTTGCCGGGATCACACGCCGGTTGTTGTATAGCTTGCGCCCGTCGGCGATGATGACAGCGCCCCTAACGACTTGCTCATTGTAAATCGCCTGATTGGCCGGCAGCACGTCAACGCCGATCGTCGGAAGGTTCCCGAGGATGAGCACGGCGCCCGCGTCCTGAATGCCGATCACGGGTTGATTGTTATAAATCAACGTGCCGTCGGGCACGATGACGACGCCAAGGCGCCGCTTCTGGTTAAATCTGGTCGCCATTGCTTACCCGTTCGGAAAGAGGATTTTTGCCGCGTCTTGGTCGCCGGCAATGTTCGCTTCCAAGATTTCAAAGGACATGGAGCGGGAGCCGTTCGCGTGGCTCGACGCCGAGCAAACGCGCACGGTCGCGATCATTCGCATTTCCGTTCCGACTTTCGGGTTGTCGATGCCCATAGCGTCAAGGCTCTTTTCGTCCAGGTACAACGACGGGTAATATTCGTCTTTTTCCGACGGCGCGCTTGGCTCGCTCCAATCCTTGTAAGACTGCTTTAGGCTTGTCATCTTCATGTGGCGTTCCTCGCGCTGGTAAGAAAAAAGGCGACCGATCGGCCGCCTTTCACTGTTCGGCCTGGGCCGGCTTAGATATCGCCCGAGGCAGCTCCCGCGCCCGGCTGCACCCAATCCGGCTGCGTTGCGCCGGTCAGGGCGTTAGCTTCCTCGCCCTGGGTAGGCGTAGCGGCCGGCGCCGGTTCCCCGGCAGCGGCGGGAGCCGAGGCGTCAACAGTGCGCTTGCGTGACTTGCGCTCTTTCACTGTCTCTTCAGCTTCGACCCAAGCGGGATGCGTTTCCCCTTCGGCGAGAGGGAACCAGAACGAGGCGCCCGGCTCCTTGATTTCCCCGCCGTAATAGCCTCTTTCCTTGGCGACTACGTTAGACATTGGCGGTCTGGTTCCCCATCGTTACGCCCGCCGTCACCTTGCCGGCCGTGAACGGGCCAGAGGCAACGATGAAGTCAAGGCGCAAGTACCGTTCGTCGGTGCCCTTCGGAATGAAATCGATAGGCAGTTGCTTGCCCGGCTTGAGGTCAGCGATCGCCAGGACCGGCGAGAGCCAAACCTGTTTCGGCGTACCAAAGGCCGGATTGTCGTCTGTTGATATTTGGACCTGAAGCGTTGCGGCGCCGGCAGCGGCGAAGGCTTCCACGATCTGGATAAGAAGCGGAATGCCCGAACCCTTACCGATATCGCGAACGATCGCAGATGCGGAAAACATCGGCGTGCCGGTCGCGCCCAGGTCAATAACGTTCGTCGAAGGCGCCGAAACCGTAACGGCCTGGGCGTTCGCGAGCATGACGGAAGCGTCAAAAATCATTTCATTGCCCTTTCTAGGCGGTTGAGACTGCGGAAGAGGCCGCCGTTAAGCGGCCCCTATCGTTGCTCTTTCCTCACCCTTAAATGAGGAAATCGCAACACACTAAGCAGCCTGAGGCACGTTTGCTTCGGTGTTCAGGATCGCGTCAGTTTCGCGAAGCGGAAGCTTGCGGTAGGTAAGAACCTCCTCGCCTTCCAGGTTCGCTTGCTTCAGCGCCGTATAGTTCTGGTTGCCAGCGGTAAGCGCGCGGTCGCTCGACTGTGCATCGAGAATTTCCATTACGTCGCGGTTGGCGTAAATGGCGATACGCGAAGACACGCCATCGATACGGCGAGACTGAAGGCGGTAATAAGCCTTGCGGAGCAGCGCCCACAGGTCGACGTTACCGGCCATCATCGCGGCGTAGTCGATATTGCAGATGCGGGCGTTATAGCGCCAGTCCTTCACGAACATGCCGACGTGCTGAGTAAACATCGTCACCTTGCCGTAATAGGTATTGCCGTTCGCATCCAGGACAGGCTCTTCGCCCTTGTCCTTGGTCTCGATGCCGGCCTTGGTGCCCTTCGGATAGATCAGCGAGGTTGCGTGATCGCCCCAGGTGACCATCCAGATTGACGTGTTGGCATTGCCACGGCCGCCCGCGTCAACAACCTGAGTGGCCGAACCGCCGCCGTAGATGGCGCCCGTTTGACCGTTCACGCCGTAAGCGCCGTAGCGAGCCGACAGGCCCTTGAACTTCTCGGGCGTGGTCGCGGTGTCGTGATAGAAGATGCCGCTAGCAAGTTCCTGCGACATGGCTTCAAGGAACGGCGCCGAGTCGACAAGGCGAGCCTTGGCCGGATCGGGCGCGATATCGAGCAGGCGGGTATCGATCACCGAACGGGCTTCAAGGAAACCGGTCGTGTCGTCAACCTGCTGCATCGTGCTCTTCGACTGCGGCGTGCCCTGGTAGAGCCGGCCCCATGCGACGGACGGCAGTCCAGTGCGGATCATGTGCCGATGCAGCGAAGCCATGTTGCATTCGGTGGCGATCGCATCGAGCAGAATAGGATTCTGCCGCTTGAGGATTTCAACAACCGTGCCCTCTGCCGAACCCTTATAGGCGTCGATCAGGGACGGAAAAGAATTACCAATAGTCGACATTCTTAATTGCCTTTCGGAACGTCATTAGGGAACAAGACATGGGCCGGGTCTGCTGGCTTACCGCTTCCACCGTCGCCACCTGCTGGCGGGGTGTCTTCGCTAATCAGGTCGCCGACCTTTGACATGAGACGGATAAGCTCTGGATGGTTGCCGCCACCACTCGCCTCTAGATAATTTTTCAGCTCGGGCGTGCCGAGCGCGTCGATTGCCTTCACGGCCTTGGAAACCGTGCCGCTCCACTTGTCGCCGCCCATTTCAGGATCGGCGGCCGCGTCGGCCTTCCACTTGGTCAGCGTCTTTGCCCAACCCTCGTTGCGATCGTTCGCCTCTTTGGTCTTGGCCTCAATGAACTTGTCGGCGAGCTTCTGTGCCTGGGCGTTGGTCAAGCCCATTTCCTTGAAGTCTGGCGACAGCGCATCAAGCAACGGCTGATCGACCGTCACGCCGTCGGGCATGGTCAGGGTATACTTGCCATCGGCCGGAACCTGATTGGCAACGTCCGACTGATCGGCCGGCTTGGTGGCGTCGTGGGCGGCCTTGAGCGTCGCGTTTTCTTCCGCGCTCTTGGTGTCGTCGTTGACGTACTCTTTCCATTCGGGCGCCTTGTCATCGGCCGGTGGCGTGCTCCCGTCGGCCGGTGGCGTCGTGCCAGCGTCGGCCGGTGGATCGCCAGCGGCGGGCGTCTCTGCCCCGGCAGGAGCGGGAGGCGTCGCGGGCGTGCCCTCTTTCGGAAAAAGGATTGACTCGGGCGTGGTAGCAGCGCCCGTGCCGTCATCCGGTGCGCGAAGGATCGTTGAACTAAAAAGGTGCTTAAGCCTCATCGGCGTTATCTTCCTGATCGTTGGTTGCAGCCTGGGCGACCGACTTGGCTTGAGCCGCATCAACCGCCTTTAGGTCAGCTATCGCGACCAATAGTTGAGGATAAAAACGGGGGTCGACGTTATCGAGCGCGCCGATCAACCGACGGCCGGCCGCTTGCAGGCCCAGGCGGTAATTAGTCGCGTTCGTCATGTCGCCGGAAAAGGCGTCTTCGTAGATCGCGCATTGTTCCAGCATCCAGAACAGCACGCGCTTGCCCGCTTCCGAATGGAAGACGGCCGCGAAAGCCGTCTTGATCTTTTCCGCCTCAATCGCCTGGGCGGCCTCAAATTCTTCGCTCGTCATTAGCCGATACCGAGTTGTTGCAGCAGGCCGTTGCCCGTCGGGTTGTTGTTGGCGTCGGCAAGCACCTGGGCCGCCTGGGCGCCCTGGTTGAGAGCCGGCGCGACCTTGCTAGCCAGTTCGGCAGATTGCGCGGCCTGTTGGGCCTTGTTCCGCTGATCGCGGAGCGCCTGCACTTTGTCCTGGTCGCGCATGATGGCAGGCGGGGCGCCGATCATGTCGAAGTAGGTTTCAATCGCCGCGTCGTTGTCCAGGTTGTCGAGCACGGTAGGATCGACGGCCGAGAGCTGGCCGGCGAATGCATAGCCGCGCTCGATCGCGCCCGTGCTGACGGCTTGCTGCGCCTGGGCGAGCATCGACGTATATTCGACGGAGAGTTTCATTCCATGCAGTTCGGGCGGTGGCGGTGGCAACAGCCGATTGCGGTTCGCAATGTTATAGGTCCGGTCAATGACCGGTTCCAATTGGCCGTTATAGATGTTTTCCAGGACCGGCCCGAGCTGCAAAAGCTTTTCCTCTTTGCGCTCGACAATCTCCATATTGTTACGCGGCTGCACGCCTTCCATTTGCGAGATCGCAAAGAACAGATCGGCATAGAGAGTTTGCTTGACGCGCTCTTGAACGTCGCGGATATCCTCGCGCAGCTCGTTAAGGTCGAAATTGACCTCCATCGCTGGCCGATAGCCCTTGCCCGTCGGGTCATCGACATAAGTAATGGACCCAGGGAGCAGCGAAGCCGGGTTGTTCTTCATCGACAAAGGCCCCGTCATCGGCGGGTCAACCTTCTTATCAATGCCCTTGAGCTTGTTGATTTGCTCCTTCTGAAGCATTCGGATATCGGCGATCGCGGTCATGGCCGGCGACAACGAATAATGATCGTCCTCGCTCAGTTCCCAGGCGGGAGCAACGATAGGGTTTTCGTCAAAGCCGCTTTCTTCAAGCATGACGTTGCCGGCCGTCTCATCGAGCCAATAGTTAGACAGCCAAGCCTTATTCTTCTTGTCGAGCTTGCGCGGATCGCGATTGGCGCGCGGTTCGATCGCGTGCCACACGTCGAACAGGTCGCCATATTTGTTGCTGTTGTAGAGGTTCTGTATGTTGCGGCCGACGTTCTTCCAGCCGAACCGTTCAACGATCCGCTGCACCGACCAGCGAAACGTGCGATAGAGCGTTGTTGCCCTGCCCTTGTGATCGCGGGCGATCCAGAACCGGCCGTGAACCAACTGGATCATGCGGATAACGTGTTGCTCATCTTCCACCAGGATCGCGCACGATTGGCCGTATTGGCCCAGGTCGCCGTAACCGATGTGAAAGCAGCTATAAATGTTGGACTGGCGGAAGATTTGCCGCATCTTCGCTTCCACCTGGGCAAGATAGAGCTTCACAGGCCCGTATTTCTTCAAGTCCTCGTCTTGCAGGGACAACTTGAACCAGGGACGCGCGGGCGAAGTCAGGCCCGAGTGCATCCCATTCTTGAGCGTGTTGTGGGCGAACGTGCCCGTGCTATCGATGATCTTCTTTCGGCTTGCCGGCCGTTCGGCCCGAGACTGCAAGCGCAGCCGTGACGGCTCGATATAGTCAGCTAGAGAAATCCACTCGCGCTCCCAGGGATTGCGAGTGGTTTTCAGCTCCTCGACGCGTCGGCGGTGATAGCCGACTTGCGTTTCCTTGGCCGGTGCGATTGCGTCCATTGTCGATTACTGCCCCAGGATGATTTTCTTAGGTGCCGAAGCGTCGCCGGCCGCTCCGGTCAGAACCGTATTGCTCGCGGCCGTGCCAGACAGAGCCGGCGCCTTAGTAGCAGCCGAGCTAGTGACGCCCTGGGGCGTGGTCAAAATGGTGTTGCTACCCGACCGAATCCGGTCTTGCGTCCGTCGGGCCTGGGCGTCCTGGGCGCCCTGGTAGTCGGGCGTTTGTGCCTGGGCCGGTTCGGGAGGCAGGACAGGAGCAGCGGCGGCCGAGGGTTTCGGCGTCGAGAAAAAGCACATAGGCGGTTTACCTCAGGATGATGAAGAGGAGAGCGAGAGCGACGCCGAGAGGCAGGCCATAAGCGACCGCAGCCAGCAGGCCGCGACAACGATGGCCCGGCAAGAGGAGGTCGAGCAGGACGGCCGCCGCAATGCCGATCGCAAGCAGCAGCGCGCCCAGGTAGACGTGCAGGACGATGCAGAGGACGAACAGCATTCCAACGAACAGGCGGCCGTTGATGGTGATGTTCTGAGCTACAGCGAGTTGAAAGGGCGTCATCTTAACCGTCTCCGTATGGGTCATATTCGACCTGTACGGCGTGATGGTTGTTGGCGCCAATCGGTGTGGTTCGCTTGGCGACAGGTTCGGCGAACGTCAGGCCCAGGGCGTCGGCCTTGTTCGGCGACGGAACGCCGCGCTTCTTCATGTCCTCTTTGCTTTCGAGCTGAATTTTGCCGTCGAGCTTCGGCACGGTTTCTGGCGCCGTCAGATCGTCGTAAAGCTGTTGGTCGTTTGGATCGATCGCGCCCCCGGCCTTAAGCCATTGCTTCATAGTGCCCCACATTTCGGCACGCTTATTGAAGTAGCCGGGATTAATGGCCTTGCCCGAGAACCAAATCAGGCGCCACGCGCGGCCCATGACTTGACCGGCCGAGAAAATGCCCGTGCCATAGCCCGCGTCGATAAACACCGCGTCGGCTTGGTGCTCGACTTCCAAGCGCGCGATCAGGTTGGCAACCTCAATATCGTTGTCGTTGCGCGGAATCTCAGCGAGGCATTTGGAATAGAGCCCTTGCCGCAGCATGATCACAAGGCTGTCGTCACCAGTCCAAGCCGGATCAACGCCCAGGATCACGGGAGCGAACTTGTATTGTTGCGGTCGCAGGTGAATTTTGCGGGCGTTATCAACGTCCGTTTCCGAAATGAACTGCATTGCTGATTGGCTCGGGAATTGGCCGCGAACGCGGACTTTAACAATGTCGCTGTCTTCGCCGTTGTCATCGACAAGCTGTTGCAGGAACGCTTTGTTCGTGCCGTCGACGGTGCGGCTATCAATCTGGCGATTAATCCAGCGATGGCGGAATTTGCGGAAGCACTCGCGGAAACGGCCCGTGTTGCGCGTCGGGTTGCCGTAGGCGATCCAGATAATCACCGTGTTTTCGTCGGTAAGGGCGCCCTCTGCGACTTCCCAAACCTTATCGGCAATCTTCGACGCCTCATCGAACAGCAGCAAGATAATGCGGCCCTTGTTGTGAAGGCCGGCGAATGCTTCCGTGTTGTGCTCAGACCAGGGCGAAAAATCCATTCGCCAGCTTTCGCCGCGCGTCGGGTCTTTGCTCTTGATCGAGGTGGTTTGCACGTCGAACCAATGCGACGTGATCGCCATTCGAAACCACTTGCCGATTTCGGGCGCCGTCTTCGTGCGCAACTGGCCTTCCGTGTTGGCCGTCGTCAGCACCTTTGCATCAGGCCAGCAAGACATAGCCCAATTGGAAACCATGCCCATTGACGCCGATTTGCCGATACCGTGGCCGGAAGCCACCGAGATACGGAGTGGCATAAAGCGCGTTTCAGGGTTTGCCAGATGGTCGCGAATGATCTGGAAAATATCGGCCTGCCATTGGCGCGGGCCGTCGTAATCGGACAGCTCGCCATGTCCCCAATCCCAGGCGGCATTAGACCAACGCGACGGATCGAATTGACAGCCGGCCGCCAGTTCAATGATCGCGTCGTTAGGATCACTCCGCGCCGTCATCGCCCTGCCCCGTGGCGCGCGCCTGGGCGCGTTGCAGGCGTTCGGCGAGGCTCGACAGGC